AATAGAAGAGAGTAAAAAGAGTAATAAGGGTGGTATACCAAAAACACCAAGAGAGAAAGAACTAGCAGCCAAAAGCGGTGATCGTGGTAGAATTACCAGAGGAGATGTCATCACTGCTATTACGGAGAACAACAATAAATGAAATTAATCACCGAAACAACTCTTGATGTTCGTATGATTTCCGAAAGCACGGCAGAGGGAAAGAAGAACTATTTCATCGAAGGTGTCTTTATGGAATGCGACACCCAAAACAGAAATGGTAGAGTTTATCCCACCGTTATAATGGAAAAGGAAGTTACTCGTTATATTACAGAATATGTAATGACAAGCAGAGCAATCGGTGAACTTGGACACCCTGAAGGTCCATCCGTAAACCTCGAAAGAGCAGCACACATCATCAAAGAGATGCATTTCGAAGGAAAGCAGATAATGGGTCGTGCTTCTATTTTATCCACACCATATGGTAATATTGTTAAAAGTTTGATGGAAGAAGGAGCCAAATTGGGTGTTTCTTCCCGTGGTATGGGTTCCTTGGTTCCAAAGAATGGCTACCAAGAAGTCCAAGAGGATTTTATGCTTGCTGCCGTTGATATTGTGGCAGATCCATCTGCTCCAAATGCTTTTGTAAACGGTATTATGGAAGGTAAGGAATGGGTATGGGACAACGGTATTCTAAAAACCGTCACCGTAGAGAATTACCAGCGACAAATTAACAAAGCATCCTCTAGAAATCTAGAGAAAACAAAATTGAAAGTCTTTGAAGATTTTCTATCAAAAATTCAGAAATTATAAATAAAAAGTCATAGTATTAAGGAGATTATAGATGGATCCTAAGCAACTTGCAGAAGAAATAATTGATAGTCTCTTCTCTGAACAAACAGAGGATGAGAGAGAAAATATTGATCAAGAAGAACCCTTCTACGATGAAGATGTAGAAGATGATCTTTATGAAGAGTACGACGAAGACGAGGATGAGGACGAAGAAGAAGAAGACGAAGACGAGGATTATGAGGACGAAGATGAGGGTGAAGACGAAGGAGAAGCAGAAGATGCAGCCCCTTCAGCAAAAACCCCACAAGCAGCACCAAATCAAGGAAATAGTGCTGCCAGTCTTCAGATGAAACCATCTATGGCAAGTCCTGCACTCCCAGCACCAGCAGCATCTGGTGGTAATGATCTTGAGCACGATGCTCACGGTGGTTCTGCACACGACACAGAAGGTAAGGGTTTCCAACTCGGAACCAAGGATTATGTCGGTGCTGCTCCTGGTCAACTAGCAGCAACACTTGAAATGAAACCATCAAATGCCAATCCACAAATTCCAGTATTCTCCACCCCAAGTATGAATATGGAACACCTTGTAAAAGATGTAAAGGCTATGTTTGGTGGAAGCGAAGATCTTTCTGAAGAGTTCGTAACCAAAGCCGCTTCTCTTTACGAAGCAGCAATCGTAACAAAAGTAAACACAATCGCCACTGCACTTCGCAGTGAACTCGCAGAGCAATTTGAACAAAAGATCCAAGATGTCAAGTCTACTCTTGAAGAGCAACTCGACACCTATCTCAACTATGTCGTTGAAGAGTGGACAAAGGAAAACGAGATCGCAATCGAAAACGGTCTTCGCACAGAAATTGCTGAAAACTTCATTCGTGGTCTCAAGAACTTGTTCACCGAGTCCTACATCGAAGTTCCCGAAGAGAAGACAAATGTTTTTGATGAGTTGTCAGAAGCAGTATCTCACCTTGAGAACCGTCTCAACGAAGAGATCGAGCAAAATGCCAAACTTGTCACAAAGATCAAGCACCTCAGAGCAAGAGAAATCTTTACAGAGCAGACAAATGGTTTGACTTCATATCAAATCGAACAACTCCGTCCTCTCGTAGAGAACCTCTCTTTCGAGGGTGAAAAGGATTTCTCAGAGAAGATTTCCGTTTTGGTTGAAGGTGTAGTAAACACAGCACAGCCAAAGAAACAAACCAAGTCTAATTCTCGTCCACTCATCGAAAAGGTAATTTTGGATGAAGAAACAGAAGTAGAAGAAGAACCAATAACAAACGAAACTATGGCACTTTACAGTAAGGTGCTAGAGAGAACAATTCAAAAATAAACTAATCAATAAGATTTAGTCAAAGGAGTAATAAAATGGAAAGACAAATGCTTTCAGAGACAACAAGAAGAAAGTGGGCGCCTATTATCGAACATAAGGCACTCCCACAAATCGAAGATTCTTATAAGAAGAATGTAACAACAATCCTCTTGGAGAACCAAGAGAAATTCCTTCGCGAAGATTCACTTCAAGGTGTAGCAGGAACAGGTTTAGGAACAATCGGTGGTGGATCAACACCAGGCCCTGGTATTGATGCATTCGATCCTATCCTCATCAGCCTCGTTCGTCGTGCTATGCCAAATCTTATGGCTTACGACATCGCTGGTGTACAGCCAATGAATGGTCCAACAGGACTCATCTTCGCCATGAAGTCTAGGTACGGCAACACTAATGGTTCTGCCGTAACAGAAGCGGGTGCAAGAAGCGGCGTTGAGGCTCTCTTTAACGAGGCTCTCAACAAGTCTGGTGACAACACCAAACCAACATACGGCGATATGGGTGATATGTTCGCTGAAGACGAGGCCGGTGCTGGTACAACTGGTACAGACAAGATCTTTGAGCAAGGCAAGGCTATGTCAACAGCAACAGCCGAGCGTCTCGGTGCTTCTGGTGGAACAGCATTCAACGAGATGACCTTCTCAATCGACAAGACATCCGTAACTGCTAAGAGCCGCGCTCTCAAGGCAGAATACACAACCGAACTTGCTCAAGACCTCAAGGCCGTTCACGGACTTGACGCTGAGACTGAGTTGGCTAACATTCTCTCCACAGAGATCATGTTCGAAATCAACCGCGAACTAGTCCGCACAATATACGATGTTGCTAGACTTGGTTGCCAACAAGCAGATCTCTCATCTGTTTCTACACCAGTTCTTGGTCCAACAGCAGGTGGTGTATACGATCTCGAACTCGACTCAGACGGTCGTTGGTCTGCTGAGAAGTTCCGTGGCTTGACATTCCAAATTGAGCGCGAATGTAATGTCATCGGTGCAGACACTCGTCGTGGTAAGGGCAACTTCGTAATCGTTTCCCCAGATGTTGCTGCTGCTCTCTCTATGAGTGGTCTTCTCGACTTCTCCCCAGCATTCAGTGGACAACTCTCCACCGATGTAAACGGCAACACATTTGCTGGTACTCTCCACCAAGGTAGAATCAAGGTCTTCATCGACCCATATTCTATGCCAACACACTATAACGACTTTACTCCAGTAAACTTCGTATGCGTTGGTTACAAGGGAACAAGTCCATATGATGCAGGACTCTTCTACTGCCCATATGTTCCTCTCCAAATGGTAAGAGCAGTTGACACCAACACCTTCCAACCAAAGATTGGTTTCAAGACTCGCTACGGTATGGTAAGCAATCCATTCGTAACAACAACTATTGGTGGTACAACAGCAGACGGCGAAGCACTCACTCGCCGCACCAACCAATACTACCGTCTCTTCCGTGTAGACAACCTCCACGGCAACGACGCCACACTCAACTAATAATAGTTGAAATAAGTATTGTAGCAGGGGGGATCGAAAGATCCCCCCTGTCTCTTTATAGATACTATAGGAGTAAACGATGACAATACCTTATCCATACATAGACACAATTTCTATCAAAAATGCGGTAGAAAGACAACCAAAAGAACAAAACCCATTACAACTTAATGAGTACCGTTTTGTTCTACACAGAACACCCCACATCATTTATTTCTGTCAGTCTGTTAATCTACCTTCTTTGTCGTTAGGTGAATTTCAGCAACACACACCATTTGGCAGAAAAGTAAGAAGAACAGGAACAAGTATAACTTATGATGATCTTAGTATTTCATTTATAGTAAATGAAAATATGTCGAACTGGTATGAAATCAGAGATTGGATGCGTATCCTTATAAACGAAAAAGATTTTGTAGAACATACAGAAAATGAAAGAAATAAATTCTCGGATGGAACATTAATAATGATGAATAGTAAATCGAAACCATTCATAGCAATAAAATTTCAGGATATGTTTCCTGTTCAGTTAGGTGGAATACAACTAGACTCTAAGGTAATAGATGTAAATCCAGCAATATCAACAACAACATTCGCTTATACAGGATTCGAAATAGAATATCTCGGAACACCTTAATTATGGATCTAAAACAAATTCGTGAAATGGTTGCAGTCGATATGCCAATCGACCAAGCAAATCTTGATGCTGCATCACTAGAAATTCCTCTTCTTCACAACAAATATCTCAACATACTCCACGACGAGAAGTTGCTTCTCCATAAGTTCAATATAGAACTCAAGAAACTTCTAAAATTAAAGTGGGAATATTATAACGGAAAGACAGACGAAGAGACTCTTCGCGAAAAGGGTTGGGAACCGTTTCAACTCAAAATATTGAAGCAAGATGCAGAGATGTATATGGAAGCAGACGAAGAAGTAATCTCACTAAACTCAAAAGTAATATTTCAAAAAGAAAAAGTAGATTACTTGGAAAGTATAGTAAAAGGACTAAACAATCGTCAATACCACATCAGAGATGCCATTATTTGGCGCAAGTTCGTTAATGGAGTAGGATAGTGTTATAAATATTATTATGAGTGATTTTGTAATCGAACCCATAGATAGTGCATTTATAAGGGTCAGATGCGACTCTGGTTTTGCGAAAGAACTTTCAGACTTCTTTACATTTGAAGTTCCTGGTCACAAGTTCATGCCTGCATATAGAAATAGAATGTGGGACGGCAAAATCAAGTTATACAATTCACTCAATCAACAGATCTATGCTGGACTTTATGATTATGTTGTTAAGTTTGCGAAAGATCGCCACTACAGTATAGACGGATTACAAAGACCAGATAATACAGATATTACAGAAGAATATATTCAACAGTTCTGCAAAACTTTGGACATATCTGCTGGTGGTAAAAGAATTGATCCTCATTCACATCAAATAGAAGGAATAGTCCACGCACTCAGACACGAAAGATGTTTGCTGCTTTCTCCTACTGGTTCTGGTAAGAGTTTAATGATCTATGCTATTTCTAGATACTTACAAAATCAAATACCAGAAGACAAGAAGATATTGATCATAGTTCCTACAATATCTCTTGTTACTC